ATTGTCAAGAATGTTGCAAGTGGCAATACTTTTGCGACTGTTTGACCTTTCCACATGAATGTAAACACGGAGATAAATACAATGAGTAAACCAGTAGGAAGGCCGCCCATAGAGCCAAGACTGGAAACTATTATCACTGTATGGTTTGTTTAAGAAACGTAGTTATTACTCAATTATAAGTAGGACTACCCAATAATGGGTTATGGTCCGACGCAGAAAGAGAACATATCGAAGAAAGAAAAGTTTTACAATATCGGCAATAGAAACAGGCGCTGCCCTGAGTTTAGCAAAATCGGCGGGTGTCGATACTGCGATTCAGGAAGCACTAGCGGGTAATTTGTCAGGGGCTTTGGGAACTATTCAAACCAACGTAGCTGGTAACAAGAATCTCATCATAGGTACCCTCGGAGCCGCATACGTCGGTAAAATGTTAGCTAAGTCTTTTGGAAATGGACAACTAGCTAAACTGGGACCAATTAGGATAAAGGCTTAAACATGGCAGGACTACAAACAAGAACATATACTTTAGCAGGATCGTCACTCGTGGCAGGAACTTTCACAAGCATATCACAGCTCATGGGCTCCAGTGCAAGCACTACAAATCCAGAAAATATGCGAAAGCTTGTACGGATCTCTTTACACTGTACACCTAATCACGATTCAGCCACAGATGGAATTTCAATATGGAAGTTCAGTGGGGACGGGGTCTCGGTTCAGCAAATTTTCGCTGGACCTGCTTGGAGCAATCAAGCTGCGGGACCCTTGGACGGTAACAACGGGCAACCCGTGGTCATTGAATCGGGCGCAGGTGTCTTTGATATTATAGCAGGTAATCAGATGGATATGTCTGTAAGCTGTACAACAGCCGAGACCTGTGACGTAGCAGTAAGCCTAACTTATTCAGCCTGAGAGTCTTTAATGGCTCTACTAGGTGGCGGGGTTGGTGGCGCTGGTAATCCTGTAGGCGGATCGTTTACAGGCCCCTCAAACCAATTAGAAATAATAGGGGACCATCTCTACGCATACACAGGACAGTTTGAAGCTACGACCGCGACCCAGACCCTTCTAGAAACACAATCAGGTAATTTCTATATAGTGGGTAAAATCCTATTCTTAGGACCAATACAGTTCAGTAATCCTGCCGTGGGCAGAATAGCAAACTTCACTTTTTCAATGAATGGCAACGTAGTAGCCACGATTAAATCAGATATACAAGAAACCTACTACACACAAGCGCCAGCTATAGACATCATTGTCCCTCCCTATACTGAATTAAAGATAGAGGCGGACTGTAACGATAACGATGCTAATTTTTTATTTTCTGCTATAGTTACAGGAAGAATATACAGGACTAGCGACTAATGCCCACAAACAGAGAACGTGAGTATTACCGCATGGGCTTTGCCGATGGTGTAAAGGTTGGTGGTGGTTCGGCTGAAATAGATTACAGTACCAGGGAGAGTACACGAACTACTATTAGGAAAGTTGCCAAGCGTAAACTATCAGCATGGAACAAATACGTTAAGGCTAACAGCAAGAAGCCGCGTTTCCGATATCGTAACGGCAAGTTGAACCTCAAGAAAATGGCGGTTGCGTTCCGTAAGACCCCGCAGGGCAAAAAGAAGAGGCGTTAATGCCATATGATGAATATAACTGGGAGCAAATCCTTGTCAGGTTCCTTTTAGTAGCTCTCGGAATTTTAGAGGGAGTCCGTAGAATATGATTTTCTTTATATGCAAAAGTACTCATAACTCGCTGAGAGCAACGAAAAGGGGGGGGGTAATGTGGATTTAGCGCTTTTGATTATTGCCGCCAAGGTTTTTCTAAAGAAAGACAAGGACGATCCCTGTGCTTTTATGATAGAAGGAAGCCCCGCGCACATTCAATGTTTGATTGAGAATAGATAATGGCCTTAGAGTTGATGCCTGACGGCAAGACCTTCAAGAAACTGAACGCGACTCAGGAAAAGGCCCTTAAGCGCTATTACAAGCGATTACACGACAAGCCAATAACTCAAGAGTTAGGACTCCCTATTGGTTTAGCGGTCTTGGGTGGAATTGGCGCCATCGCTTATGTTTTCAAGGATGAACTACAACAATATTTAAAAGATAAAGAAGAGGACGTTATAACTTGGATTAAGGGTTTACCTGCGGCAGGCGGTGGTGTGGTTGCTGATGTTATAATAAAAGCGGGTGATGCGATCTTTCCCGCCAATCCCGTAACCCCTGAATACATCACTTTCCCAGACCGCGAACCGATAGGCCCCTTAACACGTTGTAAACGTTGGGAAACTGACGCGACTACTTGGCTTGAGAAAGTACAAGCGGGAAACTACAATACAATACAGGCCGCGCTAGCGGCTAAAAGAATTATCAGCAATATGAAAAAAGAAGGCTGTTCACGGCCTTTGGCTTTTACCGTTGCACAATGGGAAGATTAACAGGGCCGTTGTTTCTCACTTAAACATACTCCTTTTTAGGCCCTAATAACTAGACAGTTATGGAACTAACTCAAATTATACCTATATTGTTTATTGGTGAAATATTAACCCTGCTTTTACTTTACAGGTTCGTACTTCGCGAATGGATAGTTGACACGTGGGAAAAAAAACTAAAATCAGAAGGTTACCTGATAGATATACTGGAGCCTGTCATTGCTGAAATAGAAAACAGTACAGAAGAGAGCCTGATGAACTTTCAACGTTCATTTATTGGCACGCTTGGAAAAATGACAAGCGAAGCCAAGAAGCTAGACCCAATGAACGATCTGCGTAAGGCCGCTAAAAATGGAGATTGGACTAGTCTCCTTTTGGAGTATGTAGCAAACAAGTCAGGACTAAGTAACAATTTACCCCTTCCGAAGCCAGAAACTAGTGCAAAACTAGTAGAAAACAAGTCTGACTTTGGTAAAATGTAGGTTGTATATATATATATTATATTTATTTATTATATCATATATATGTATACCATCTTCTTTTTTCTTTCTTTTTTGACAGTTTGTAAAACCAAACGGTTTATATATTGCTTTTTATAATAGAAATTGTCGAAAGGTAACTAAGCATCTTGGGTTTGGGAATTGGAGGGACTCCTTTTGACGGAATAATAAATAAATAGTAAATTATATTAACCGTCTGCGGTTACTGATTACTCTATGAGTGAGAACAGTCAGGATTGGAGGCAAAGAAACCCAGTTGGGAGGCCCAAAAAGGTTGACCACGATGGTAATCCTATTTACCGCGTACCAACCTCAATATATCTGGATATCCGGATGAAAGAATGGCTAGTCAAAAAGACTGGCAATCTATCTGAATGGATAGAGAAAATGATATACAAAGCACATCAGAATGACTATTGCTTCTGGTGTTTTGATGATAACATCAAAGAAGTGCATCATGGTTGGGTCTGCCGTAATGAAAGACACCGAAACTTGGCAGGACGCGGTGCGCCTTCCGTAGTTTTAGAATATAAACAGTGCGCATTTTGTGACAGCTCTTTTGAAAACAATATGCCCGTAATAGTTGACAACACCGAAAAAGGAGGATCTGGAGATTCTAATCTTATAATGTGCGGATTCTGTGCTGACAAACATAAATTAGAGGAATCAATGGAAGAGGATGGTCCAGAATGAGCCGAAAAGTTAATTGTGAGTCCTGTCTAATTGAGATTCGCAAGAATAAGTCAGGTTTGTGTATAGACTGTTATCAAAAGAGTCCCCAACAGAAAAAACAGTATGCTAAGATGTCCTTTCAGGGAACAAAAAGAACACAGGAAAGAAAAAACTTTAGTGACTGGAAGATCCTAAGAGATAAAAATCAGCTAATAGTGGATATTGAAACTAAAGTCACTGAACATCAATCCTTTGTGTACAAGATCTTGGGTGAAAGGATTAAAGAAGTGAAAGAGGACTTCCAGAGAAAGAGTTTCACTTACTGGAAGTTAAACGAGATTATCACTTTTTTAGAGGATTATTCAGAAAAACAAAAGGTAGTTACCGATGAGTAAACCAGTCGAAAAATTATTATATTGTCAAGAATGTTGCAAGTGGCAATACTTTTGCGACTGTTTGACCTTTCCACATGAATGTAAACACGGAGATAAATACAATGAGTAAACCAGTAGGAAGGCCGCCCATAGAGCCAAGACTGGAAACTATTATCACTGTATGG